CCAATCCGGGCCTGTTCGCGATCGACATCAAATACACCGACGCCGTGACGGGGGCTGCCATCGCCGTCAGCCTTGAGACGCCGGGTAGCCGATGACCGCACTCGACACCCGAAGCCAGAGCACGATCGTCGGCACCATCGCGGCCGGCATTCAGAGCCGGCTGACCAGCGTCTTTCTGAGCTTCGCCAAGGGCAAAGTGCTTCGGGCGCTGGCCGAGACCTACGCCGGCAACGGTCTGTGGCTTCAGAAGGAGAACCTACAGATTGCCATGCTGGCCCGGCTGGCGACCTCCTACGGTTCCGACATTGACACTTTCGTGGCCGACTTCCCGTTGGCTGGCGTCAAGCGCCTCGGCGCTCAAGCGGCGACCGGACTGTGCGTGTTTTCCCGATACTCCGTTGGGCCGACGTTTGCCTACATCCCCGTCGGAGGCACCGTCAGGACGACGGACGGTAGTCAGACGTTTCAGGTCTATGCGGACCCGACGAACCCGGCCTACACGGCCTCCTACGTTAACGCGGACGGCAGCTTCGGCGCCTACGTCATCCCGGCGCAGGTAAGCAGCATCACCGCTCCGGTGATCGGCATCACGGTCGGCACCTCTGGTCAGTCTGGCAGCAACAGCAATGTCGGCGCTGCCACCATCGGCCTGATCTCCTCCACCATGCCGGGCGTGGACACCGTCATCAACCCAGCGGCGTTCACCAATGGCTTTGATGTGGAGGGCGATGACAGCGTCAAAGCGCGATTTGCGCTCGCAGTCGCCGGTCGCACAGGCGGCACGGTCCCATCTTTTCAGTCGGCTATTGCGAACTTGCGCGTGGGGCTGACGTGCCAGGTGCTGCAAAACCAGAACCTCGATGGCTCGTCCAACCCAGGCATGGTGACGGTGATTGTCGATGACGGTTCAGGAAATATCTCAGCCGATCTCCTGAGTGCGGCACAGGCAGTTATCGCGAGCGATGCAGCCGGCGTTCACGCCGCCGGCATTCGGGTCGGAGTCTATGCGGCTACTCAACAGGCGATCAACGTCAGCATGCAGATCGCCACACGGCCTGGCTACGTTCGTCAGAACGTGGTGGCGGCTGTGAGCGCAGCGCTGGCCTCCTTCATCAATGGTCTTGGGCAGGGCGCTACGACGGCGTATTTCGATCTCCCCGCCGTCGCGAAAGCGGTCCCCGGGGTTCTGGAGATTGATCCTAACACCTACACGCTGAACGGTGGTACCGGAGACGTGCTCGGCACGCCTCAGGCGACTCCTAAGGCCAACAACATCGTGGTCTCGTGACCATCAAAGGCTCGGCCGCCGACATCCTTCGACGCCTCCGCAGCCTGTTCCCGCGCCGCTGGGCAGCCGATGTCTCGCCCGTGCGCGACGCGGTGTTCGGCGGTATCGGGGACAGCCTTTCGTGGCTCTACGCGCAGCAGCAGACGGTTAAGGCCGGGACGCGGCGTGCTGGAGCTGTCGGCTATCTCCTCGACATCGACGCTTATGGCTTCTTCGGCGACGTGTTTTTGCGTCGGAACGGCGAGACCGATACGTCCTGGCGTCAACGCTACACGGATGAAATCTTTCGCCCGCGCGTGACGCGGCCAGCCATCGACAAGGCGCTCTTCGACCTCACAGGGTATCACCCGAAAATCGTCGAGCTGTGGAATGCCAACGATTGTGGTGCCTATGATGGAGCCGGCCTGTCCTACGCAGGGTCAAGCCTCGTTCCCGCGACGGTCGGTGGCCTCAACCAATCACTCGGTTATGATGCCGGCCCCGCCCCCTACGATCAGACCTACGGCCCTGCATCCACGGTCTCGGTAGGTTCTGGAATGTGGGGCGATCTAACCCCCTACCAGCTCTTCGTCACAGCGTATCGACCGGCTGGCGGCGGAGTCCCGAACGCCACCGGCATGGACGTGATGGGCGCCTATGATGCCGGCATCGGCATGCGGTACGTCGCAGACAGCGAGTACACGGCACCGGTTTCGGACGATGAGATTTACGCCTGCGTCACGCGCACTGCCGCTGCGGGCGTGATCGCTTGGACAGCGATCCAGAACGCGCCGGTCGCGCACACTTAATCCCTAACTGACAGGTCTGACATGGATCGTCCTCTCGTTTACGCGGGGCAGGTGCCGCGTGCGCTCGACAATCTGAACCTTGGCGAATTCGCCATGGTCGGACTGGCTAAGCTGTCCGAAGCACTGCTCGGCACGAGCGCGGTCGTCTCGCAGGGCGGCTTTGCGGTGACGCCCGGTAGCGGTCTCAGCATTGCTGTCGGGGCCGGGCAGATCTATCAGCTTCAAAGCATCGAGCCGACGACTCAAAGCGCGCTCAACGTCAATGGCCGCCAAGTCCTCAAGCAAGGCATCGCCCTCGACGCGCAGACCCTAACGCTCGCGCCACCGACTACAGTCGGATATGCGCAGAATTTCCTTCTTCAAGTCGCGTATCAGGATGTGCCGTCAGGTTCGGTAGTCCTATCGTTCCAGAACCCCACGCCCGTTCTGGATCCTTCGACCAACACGTACAAATACGTCACTTATCCTGGCCCGGGCGGCAATGGCGCTGCGAGCTACACCATCCTCCAGGGCGGTGTCAGCGTCATTGCCAAACCCGGCACGGCGGCGACGGCAGGAAGCCAGACGACCCCGGCTCCCGATGCGGGCTATGCCGGCCTCTACGTCGTCACCTTGGCCTACGGCGCTACGTCCATCAGCAGCGGCAACATCTCAATCTATTCCGGTGCGCCGTTTATCCCAGTGACATTGCCGGGGGTCCCTGCTGGCGTACAATCTGGTTCTTGGACGTATGCTGTTGACACAGGCTCGACGGCCGGTTCCCTAGTCTCAGCCCTGAGCCCAGTGCCAGCATCACTGCCGGATGGATTTGAGTTAAGCCTGAAAACCATCCGTGCTGCAGCTGGCGGCGATGCATTGAACCTCAATGGGTTCGGATTTCTGCCGATCAGGCGCCGCGGCGGCGGCACCCCCGCGGCCGGTGATTGGGCCGCGGGCGACATTCTGATTTTGATCAAGTCAGGATCGACGTGGCAGGTCGCGGGGCTTGTGTCATCCGATGTTACGACCACGATCGCACAGGGCCCCTACGCTGGCACACGCGGCATTGCCATCGTCTCAAGCACCCAGACGTGGCCAGTCCCATCCGGGGTCTACTACCTCAAGCGCGTCCGCATTTGGGGCGGCGGCGGCGGCGGCGGCGGCTCATTCGGCAGCAGTTCAGGCGGGTCAGGTGGCGGCGGCGGTGGCTATGCCGAGAAGTTCAACATCGCCGTTACTCCGGGGCAGCAGGTGGCCGTCACGGTCGGCGGCGGTGGGGCCGCTGGGTCCGGCAGCCCGACGAATGGTGGCGCTGGTGGCACGACATCGTTTGGTTCGTTCTTCTCCGCGACCGGAGGCGGCGGCGGCTATGCCGGGAACGGCGGCATCCAGAGCACGTCTTCCGGCTTGTTCGGCAACGGCGTCGGTGGCGACTTCAACGTCCCAGGAGCCAACGGCGGCTTCGCAATCCTCATCGGTAGCTCCCCCGGATCTGGCGTAGGCGGTGCGGCAACTTTCGGCGGCTCCAGCCCGTCCGGCAACTACGGCACCACTGGCAATCCGGGCAATTTTCCAGGCGGCGCAGCCAACGGCGGATCGGCCGGCGGACTTGGCGGCGTCGGCGGCGCCGGCCTCGTGATCATCGAATACTGAGGTAAGCCAAGATGGCCGTCACTGTTCGCATTCTTGATGGATATGTCGCTGAGGTTCTGTCGCCTCTTGAGGGTCACGAGCTTACAGACTGCTTCCCGGCAGGGGTGCTCTCTGAGGCAGTAGATGCGCCGGATGGCACGGAGCCGGGCTGGACCTATGACGGGAAATCGTTCGCGGCTCCCGTCGCGTCGAAGCCGCTCGTCCCGGCGAGCGTGTCGAGCGCGCAGGCTAAAATTCAGCTCCGCCGTGCCAAGCTACGAGACGAGGTGGAGGCGGCCATCAAGGACGCGGGCGGGGAGGTGTTGGATTGGTTTACGGATGCTCGCGTCTGGCAGCGCGACAATCCGAATGTTGCGGCAATCGGAAGCAAGTTGAACCTCAAGGCATCGGATATAGACGAATTGTTCATCGAAGCCTCCAAGATTGA